AGTAAAGGGTGGAGCAGTGGCCCTACAGCATTAACTCTAGCAAGCGATCATAATAACACTGAATTGTATATATTAGGGTTTGACTATATTGGATTAGATGATAAAGTTAATAACATATATTCCGGAACTCAAAATTATAAAAAAGTAAACGAACGTGCAACTTTTCATGGGAACTGGCTTAAACAAACATTAATAGTATGCCAAAAAAATCCCAATAAGAGATATATAAGAGTAGTAAGTGATAATCCTTTTATTCCAAAAGAATTTTCAGTTTTAAACAATTTGTCGCATATTACTGTTGAAGAATTTAAAAAAATCTTCAACATTTTATAGTCTTTGCTTAAAACGGCTCGTTTTGAGCCTATATATACCCACTTTTCTTGTATATAAGTAAATACATTTGACAGCCTTACCATAGGTACAACATTTATTAGGAGAATGAAAAAATGGCAGATACAAATAAATTTGAGCAAATGCTCGAGCTTCTAATCAACGAAGATAAAGAAGCAGCACAAGAATTATTTCACGAGATTGTAGTTGAAAAATCTCGTAATATTTACGAATCACTTTTAGAAGACGAAGCTGATCTAGACGAAGAGTCAGACGATGAAGTTGAAGAGTCAGCTGAAGAAGATGACGAAGATGAAGTTGACGAAGCAACTGACGAAGAAGTTGACGAATCAGACGAAGACCTAGAAGAAGGTTTTGATCTAGATGAGTTTGAAGTAGAAGCTGATGACGAAGTAGGCGGCGACGCAACTGACGACATGATGGGCGACCTAGGCATGGACGACGAAGGCGGCGAAGGCGACGAAGGCGAAGGCGATGTTGAAGATCGTGTTGAAGACCTAGAAGATGCGCTAGAAGACCTAAAAGCAGAATTTGAAAAAATGATGGCTGGTGAAGAAGGCGAAGAAGAAGGCGAAGAAGAAGCTGAAGGCGACGACATGGACATGGACATGGGCGACGAAGAAGGCGAAGAAGCTGGTGAAGAAGAGCCAGAAGAAGAGTCATTCCAAGCAACAGTTACACCATTAACAGCAGGCGAGCAAATGCGCGAGTATGTTGAAAAAGTAGCACCAGCAAAAATGGGCGACAACGGCGCAAATGCTAAGTCAACTGTAGCTGGAAAAAACGATATGGGCGGCACAACTGCTAACTTACGTGGCGGTGAAAGCAAGTCTGAAGGAACTGCTGGCGGTTTAGCAAATAATAAACCACAAGCAATGAATACCAAGAACGTAAATGTTCCTGGTGCAAAAGCAGCCACTAAAATGTCTGCACAACCTGGTCACGGCGCTGAGAAAAAGGGCAAGCCAGAGCAAGCTGCTAACACTAAACCTGTTGTCGGCAAGTAAGTAAGGAAGTTTGAATGAAAAACTTACGAGAACACCTAAGTTTCGACCAAGCGAAAATAATCGTTGAGTCTGCTAACGAAGGTAAAGACCTGTATATGAAGGGTATTTGTATACAGGGCGGAGTACGTAACGCTAATCAGCGTGTGTATCCTGTAAATGAAATTGGCAGGGCTGTCAAAACACTCGGCGAGCAAATTGCAGGTGGATACAGTGTTCTCGGCGAAGTAGATCATCCAGAGGGACTTAATATTAACCTAGACCGTGTATCACACATGATTCAAGAATGTTGGATGGACGGTCCTAATGGTTACGGTAAACTAAAAATCTTACCAACACCGATGGGTAACCTAGTTCGCACTATGCTTGAAAGCGGTGTGAAACTAGGGGTCTCGTCACGTGGGTCAGGTAACGTATCAGAAGACGGAAGTGGAGAAGTTTCCGACTTTGAAATTATAACAGTGGACGTTGTGGCACAGCCTAGCGCCCCTGGAGCATATCCTACACCAATCTATGAACATTTAATGAATGCTCGTGGTGGTATGCAGGCGTATGAATTAGCACAGGCAACCAGAAACGACACTAAGGCACAAAAGTATCTCAAGGAATCGTTGATTAATATAATCAACAAGCTCCAATAAACTAGGAGAATGGTAATGATAGATGCACTGAAAACACTCTTTGAAAACGATGTAGTTTCATCTGAGATCAGAGCCGACATTGAACACGCATGGAATGCAAAGATTCAAGAAAACAAGATGCAGGCAACTGCTGAGTTACGTGAAGAATTTGCACAAAAGTATGAGCATGATAAATCAACTATGGTTGAAGCTATCGATGCACTTCTTTCTGAGCGTTTAGCAGAAGAAATTGCAGAGTTTGCGGAAGACCGCAAGCAACTAGCAGAAGCAAAAGCAAAATATGCTGTTGCAATGCGTGAAAATGCAAGTCTACTAAAGAATTTTGTTGTAGGTCAACTACAACAGGAAGTTCAAGATCTACATGCAGACAAGAAAGCAATGGCTGAAAATTATGCCAAGCTAGAAGAGTTTGTAGTAGAAGCTCTGTCAACGGAAATTGCAGAATTTAACGAAGACAAAAAAGATTTAGCAGAGACTAAGGTTCGCTTAGTTAGAGAAGCTAAATCACACTTCGCTAAAGTTAAAGCTAACTTTATCGAAAGAAGTGCTACGGCAGTATCTGAAATGGTAGGCAAATCACTGAAAGGTGAAATTGCTGCACTAAAAGAAGATATTGATACAGCACGTAGAAACGACTTTGGTCGTAAAATCTTTGAAGCATTTGCTTCTGAGTATGGTACTAGCTACTTAAATGAAAACTCAGAAACAGCTAAACTAATGCAAGTTTTATCACTAAAAGATAAGCAACTTGCAGAAGCTAAAGCATTTGCAGCAAAAGCAAAGCAACTTGCAGAATCAGCTACTGTTGAAAAACAGAAATTAGTTGAATCAGCAACACGCACAAATTTAATGAACGAACTGATTGCGCCATTGAGCAAAGATCAACGTGAAATTATGAAAGACTTACTGGAAACAACTCAAACTGCAAAGCTTCGCTCACAGTTTGCGAAGTACTTACCGACTGTTATCGAAGGTAGTGCAAGTCCAGCCAAGCGTAAGGCAGTATTATCAGAAGGCACAGAAATAACAGGCAATCGGACCCAACAAATGACACAAACTAAAGCAGACGCCGACTCAAATGTAGTCGATATTAAACGTCTTGCTGGATTAAATTAAGGAGATAATGATGTCAGAACTACTAGAATCACGCTGGGTAGACACCAAAACTGCTCTTCTTGAAGGCCTGCAAGGCAACAAGAAGTCTGTAATGGCTGCTACACTAGAAAACACTCGCAAGTATTTGTCTGAGAGTGCAACAGCAGGCGCAACATCTGCTGGTAACGTAGCAACACTTAACCGTGTTATCCTACCTGTTATCAGACGTGTGATGCCAACTGTTATTGCTAACGAACTAGTCGGCGTTCAGCCAATGACTGGCCCAGTTGGTCAAATCCACACATTGCGTGTTCGCTACAGCGACACACAAGCTGGTACAGGCGGCACAACCGCTGGTAACGAAGCACTAAGCCCGTTTGAAATTGCAGAATCATATTCTGGTGCTGCTGGAACTGGCAAACCTGCAAGTACTGCTGCTTTAGAAGGTGCCGCTGGTAACCGTCTAAGCATTCAGATCTTGAAGCAAACTGTTGAAGCAAAAACTCGCAAGCTATCAGCTCGCTGGACTTTTGAATCAGCACAAGATGCACAGTCAATGCACGGTATTGATGTTGAAGCAGAAATCATGGCAGCTCTTGCACAAGAGATCACTGCTGAGATCGACCAAGAAGTTCTAGCTAGCCTAGGTACACTTGCTGGTGCTGCTGTTTCAGAATACAACCAAGCAACTGTCTCTGGTACTGCTACTTTCGTTGGTGACGAGCATGCTGCACTAGCTGTTCTAATCAACCGTGAGTCAAACAAGATTGCACAGCGCACACGTCGTGGCGCAGGTAACTGGGCTGTTGTATCGCCATTCGCGTTAACAATCCTACAATCTGCAACTACTTCAGCGTTTGCACGTACTACAGAAGGTACTTTTGAAGCACCAACTAACACTAAGATGGTTGGTACATTGAACAATGCTATGAAAGTTTATGTTAACACATACGCTTCAGACGCAACTGACGTTCTAATCGGCTACAAAGGCGCAAGCGAATCAGATGCAGCGGCATTCTACTGCCCATACATCCCGCTAATGAGCTCAGGTGTTGTACTAGACCCAGCAACATTCGAACCAACTGTGTCATTCATGACACGTTATGGTTATGTTGAGTTGAACAACACAGCATCGTCACTTGGCAATGCTGCTGATTACCTAAGCAAAGTTGGTATGACTAACTACGGTAACGTATCATTCCAGTAAACACTTACTGAAATATAAAATAGGCCCTCCGGGGCCTATTTTTATGACTTGAGTTTCGTAATAGTTAGAAAGTGATAAATACTTATGTCGTAAATCGTGCTGCAATTGCAGACTTGCGCAGAACTGACCCACTGCGTAAACCTAGAACGTTTTAAAGGAGAAAATAAATGGGACGTCCACTAAGAAAAGATATTAACGGTGTTGATGTAATTGGTACATCAGGCACAACTAACACAGGTATTGTAGTACAATTCTACGATGGTGCAACTAACCAAGTTGATGGCGGTATTGTTAAGCAACGCGGCGCAAAAACTTTCGTTGTTGCTCGTCGTGCAAGTCTTAATGCAACTCGTGTTAATAGCTCAACAAATCAATTTGTTTGTACACTAGTAGCAACAACTCCAGCAGCAGCTGGTGAAATGCTAATGCAAGGTTCAACAACTGGTAACTTAGATACTGGTCTAGTTGCTATTGCTAAATTAACCAAGCGTATTGCTACAGACTTTTCTGGCAACAAGTATACATGGTTCCTAGAAAACGATTCGTCAGAAGATTATATTGTTCTAACAGCAATCTAATAAAATAGGGGGAGTAAATTCCCCCTAAATTAGGAAATATACATGTCAAAGTTTTTAAATGTACCAAATGGTGATTATCGAATAACAGTACAAACAGGTGGATCAATTACTCTTGATACTGGGTATGATGACGGCCAAGTTACAATTACTGGTAATCTTCTCGTACAAGGTACAACTACTACCGTTGAATCTACAGTAACTACAATTGCTGATAACATCATTACTGTTAATGCTGGTGAAACAGGTACAGGTATAAGTCTTGATACTGCTGGTATAATGATTGACCGAGGTGTGTTTAGTAATGCATATATAGTATTTGACGAAAATGTTGTATGGCGTGATCCTAATACCGAAACTACAATGACAGGCGGATTTGTATTTAAAAATGAAATCGGTACTCTAGTAGGATTAAGAGCTAATAGTATTAGCACTGGTGGCGGTGATTTATATTTAATTAACAGCGGCGCAGGCGTTATAAGTGTAACTGGAACAACAAATTACGAAGATCAAGTTGTAGACGATGATCATATTACAAATAAAAAATATGTAGACGATGCAATTGCTACATCATTTGCTACAGTTTTCTTACGTCAAATTGGTGACGGTGTTGATACAGTTAGTAGCATTAGTATTGATGATGAAGAAACAACTGGTCTAGCTAGTGTTATTAACTTTTCAATTGATGATAACATTGTAAGTCGTGTGTATGCAGATAGATGGGAACTTGACGAGATCAGGATTGCTGGAACAACTATCGAAACTTTAACTAGCAACGCTGACTTAGTATTAAGATCACCTGGTGCTGGGTCTGTAAGAATAGAAGACACACTGCATATTAATGCTGTACCTGATATCGACGATACGTTGTCTATTAATCCATTGCAGCCTTCTGCTCCTAGTAACGGAGCAAAAATATATGTTTCAAATCAATACACTGGCAAAACTGGAATTTATTTCGTAAATGCCAACAATAACAGAGACGAATTAGTAAGTAAGAATAGAGCATTGCTTTTTGGAATGCTATTTTAAGGAACGATAAATGGCTATTAAGAATGCACAATTAAAAACAACAACTACATATGCTTTAGACCCGTTAGGTCTAAATGATCCATCCGGCGCAGTGCCTAATGGAAAGACATACGCTGTTACTAACATTTTAGTATGTAATTCTAGTTTAAGTGCAACTGCAAGTTTTGATATGCACTTAGTACCGCAAGGTGTTGCATTAAGTAACGCAGTCACTTGTGTAGTGCGAAATTTAGAATTACCAGCAGGCGAAACATTCACGTTTGATTCAGAGCGAATTGTATTAGAAGCAGGGGATGCTATTGTATTTGTTGCTGAACCTGATATAGGTAGCGGCTTAACTAACTTAGCAGCAACAGTAAGTTATTTGGAAGTATAATGAGATTACTTAAACGACAAACTACAAATCTAAGAAGTATTGCTGGAAAAGGTGTGCAGTACGATGTTGATGATCAAGTAATACTTGATTCAACAAATGTAATGCTAGTTCCTAAAGGGACTACAGGCGAACGTCCAACAAGTCCTAACAACGGACATTTAAGATATAATACTTCTTTAGACGAGTTTGAAGTTTATCAAGATACTGCTTGGAGGAATTTACGATTTAAAGAACCAAATCGTAACCCCGGCATTGTACAACAAAATTTAGGCGTCGGAGATGCAGTTGAAACTACATTTGGTTTATTAAATAGTCAAGATCCAGACTATCCTATTCCAGATGCTGCACAAAACATATTAGTGTTTATTGAAAACGTTTTTCAAATCAGTACCACTAACTATGATTTAATACAGAACCCAGCAGGTAACAGTCCTAGTACTGGACTTCCATATCCATCGGGCTGGTATATACAATTTGGAACAGCAGTTCCTTTAGGAAAACCTATTACTGTATTACACAACTTTGACAAATAAATACTATTGTCAAAGGGGGCAGTAAATGGCACAAGTAGGACGAATTAGCGGCGGCATATTACAAGATAATTTGTTGCGTCAAGGTATTGACCTAGCTTTTGAAACAGACCTTCTATATTTAAAAGTATCACCAGAAGTACAAGGGTCAGCGCCTGAATATGATGACGGTGATCCTAATTATAGTCTAGGAGTAGGAAATAGAGGATCTATATCTCAAGGTATTGGCATTAATACTAATGCGCCTAATAGTGCATTAACACTACCTACAACATATCAAACAACAAATTTATTAGGGACTTACGCTAACATTGCAAATTTTGCAATTGACACTAGTAGAATTACTAATTTGTCAGGTGATATAACTTTAACATCTACTAATAATATATTTGCTACTGCAATTGCAACTGACGATTTAAAATTAGATTTTAATAGAATTAGTTCAACTACTACAAACACTAATATAGAATTACGTCCAAACGGCGACGGCGCACTAAACATACAATCTAATTGGAATATATCAGGAAACTTACATTCTACTGGAAATATTACATTTGGTGGCAATTTAGTATTGGGCGACTCAGACGAAGACAATGTTACATTTGAATCTGATGTTAACAGTTCTTTAATACCAGATCAAAATAATGTTAGTGCGTTAGGCTCTCCAACAAAGCAATGGAGAAATTTATACAGTAATTTATTAAACGGACAACGCATCGAATTAGATACAATTTTAATCGAAGATTCGAGTCTTTCTTTAAGACAAGGTAATACATATTATGTTAGTACATTGGGAAGTGACACCAATGTAGGTGATCATCAACACGGTGCATTTAGAACGCTAAAGCATGCATTAGAAGTAATGGATGGTAGTACTGCTGGTCCAACTGTAATACATATTTTTCCCGGAATATACGAAGAAGAATTTCCATTAACTGTTCCTCCCTATGTAACTATACATGGCGAAGATATAAGAAATACAATTATTAAACCTACAACAGCAACAAGGTATAACGATGCATTCCTTGTTGAAGGCGACGTAACTATTGAAAATATAACTATTAAAGATTTTTATACTAATACAAATACAACTCAAATATTATCACCACCGACAATTCTGTCTACACCTGGTCTCCCAGTGTCTGGTAGTATTAATGATTTCGCATCACCGTACGCTTGTGTAGACTCGTCGGGTAATTATGCAATTGTCGGTGAAAGTAATTCAAACTCTGCACAAATTTATGATATATCAACTGGACAACTAATACATACTTTATATGATCCAGCAGTAGATATCGACTGGGCAGTTCCTATCAACTGGGGAAGGGGTGTTGCAATAGATGGCAACTATGCTGTTGTTATTGATTGGCGCAATACCCCCGATGGGTATTATCCTTATTATTCATATGTGATGAGTGTGTTTGATGTAACAACCGGAAATTTATTGCGCTCTATAAATGTATATAGAGGAAATAGCCCCGAAGTGGGTCCAGATGTTGATCTATCAGGAAACTATGCTATAATAGGTGGTAGAAACAACGCAAGAATATACGATATAACAACTGGCAATCTTGTTCACGATTTAGTTAATCCTACTCCGTCTACTTCTTGGTTTGGACAAGCAGTTTCTATATCAGGTAATACAGCAGTCGTCAGTGATCCGACTGCATTCAGCAACACAGGTATAGCTTACATCTTTGACGTAACAACCGGCTCACTGCTTCATACTATTAATCATCCTGCTGCTACAACTGGAGACAATTTTGGCAAATCAGTAAAGACAGACGGAACTAATGTTATTATTGGTGCTCCAAAACATGACATTCCGTCGACTATTAGCGGAATTGCATATATTTTTAACGCATCTACTGGTAATTTAGTTCATACTCTTGCAAGCCCTACTACAGGCTCGTATTTTGGTAATTCTGTAGACATAGACGGAAACTATGCAATAGTTTCCTCACCGAGGGCTATTACTTTTCCTTCTGATAAAGTTTTTTTGTATAATGTTACTACAGGAGCGTTAGTATATACTTGGGACAATCCTGACTTGACTACTGGCGTCCCTAGAAATAGAGACTTTTTTGGATTTTCAATATCTATATCTGGTAGCACAATTATGGCTACTAATGACGATTATGGTGGAACTACATTTATAACTTCTATTGAAGAACCTCCTACTATTATAAATCCTGTTTATGCATTTCGTTTCACGCCTGGTGGACTTGTAAGTACACGTTCACCATATATTAGAAACGTTACAGTTATAACCAAAGGTAGTGTAACAACCGCAAGTGATCCAAGAGGATTTGCAGCAGGTAATGCTGGCGCGGGCGCATACATAGACGGCTCTGTTTTAGATAGTGCAAGTTTAGAAGCAAGTATGTTGTTTCATGGATGTACTTTTATAACACCTGGTGTTGATTGCGTTACAATGACAAATGGTGTTAGAGTAGAATGGCTTAATAGTTTTACATATTTTGCTAATAGAGGATTATACGCTACGCAAGGTGTAACTGGCAAAATAATGCCTGACCTAACTGTTAGATACGGCGCAGAAATTCGTTCAATTGGATCAGCAAACGTGTATGGCAACTATGGTGCAGAAGCAGACGGCGCAGACACCTTAATGTATTTGATCGGCCACAACTTTGCATACATCGGCGCAGGATCAAACGTATCTAATGATAACACATTAACTGTTGATAGTCAAGAAACTATTGAATTAAACTCGGGAAAAATATATTATACTTCTACAAACGAAGATGGTACATATAGAGTAGGTGATGCATTTTATGTAGATTTTGAAACAGGCACTACAAGTATTGATGCTAGTTTAGTTGACTTTAGTGGCGTAAGTAACATCAATATTAGAAATGGAAATGATACAACATACATTGATGGATCTAGAATTGATATAGGAAATATTAGAATTAGTGGTAACACTATTGATACTATTGACGGTCCGCTGATATTATCACCAGTAACTGAATTATTTAATACTGATACTAATCCTGTATTAGTTGTTTCTAAAGGCACTACTGCTCAACAGCCTAATCTTACATCAGGTATACGATACAATACACAAACAAACATATATGAAGGGCACAGCACAGGTGGCCTTAGTTTTGGCGGCATTTATTCAACCGATAGACAAACTAGTGTTAAAGCACATCCTACTAATAATACTTTAATTTTTACTGCTAATAATATACAGACAGCAGAAGTACATCATTACGGTTTGCGATTAAACGGTCTGTCAAATGACAATTTATTTTTTAACAATAATTCTATTGTTAGCACATTGTCTAATTCAGATATAGAACTACGAAGAAGTGGAGAGTCAGCGTTAAATATTTTTAATTTTAATGTTATTGAAAGCACTTTAACAAATTCTTCTAATAATGCATTAACTATAGCAAGTACCGGTCGCGGGTATGCTAAATTTGATAGTACTACAGGACTAGTAATTCCTTTCGGTACTACAGCTGAACGTCCTAGTGCTCCACAAGCAGGCGATACTAGGTGGAATACAGAACTTGATGTATTAGAAGTATACTCGGGTACAGTATGGCAACGTGCAGCAGGTGAAGGCGAAAGCGTTACTGAAGACGTTCTAAGAGAACTAACTGATATCTGGACGCTTGTACTAGGATAATCCTTAAAAACGATAAATAGTATTAAGAAGGGCAAAAGTCGACCAACTTCCTTTGAATCAAACTGTGGTTAACCAGCAAAGAGCCGAAAGGCTGAGAATTTGGCTAGAGGGACAGGATCCCCGTATTAAGGAGCAAAGATGGCTATTGGTCGTATTAGTGGTCCGCTCTTAAAGGCAAACCTTCTACGTGAGGGTGTAAACTTAGCCTTTGAGAATGACCTACTTTACTTAGATGTGAATAACAGCCGCGTTGGTATTAACACTGCGTCTCCTCAATACGACTTAGATGTAAACGGTACTACACGCTCATCAGGTGTAGAAGTTAGCACACTTGCTAATATTGCAGATATTACTATTACTGGTAACTCAATTTCAACAGCACAATCTACACTTATATTGGGTACCGCAGATAATGTCATTTATCAAAATAGATTGACTATTGATAGTTTTGATCTAGATGGAAATACTATATCCACTAACGTAACTAACGCAGATATTGAACTAGCACCTAACGGAACTGGCTCAGTAGAAATATTCGGTAATGCAAATGTATATGGCAATATTGTTGCCACAGGTAGTATAACTGCTGATGGTAATATTACAATCGGTGATGCTGATACTGACAATGTTACCTTTAATGCTGAAATTGCAAGTAACATTGTTCCAGATGTTAATTCGACATATGATTTAGGTTCGCCTACAAAAATATGGAAAGATATATATACTGAAAACTTTTATGCCGGGACCGTGACAGCATTGTCAATAGAAGTTGACGGAGTTGACTTGGCGTTGCGTCAAGGAAATATTTGGTATGTTTCTGAAAACGGAGACGACACGTATAGCGGCGATCATCCTAATGACACATTTGGAACATTAAAATACGCATTAACACAAGCAACTGCTGGCGACACTATTCACATATATCCGGGCACGTATCAAGAAGAATTTCCATTGACTGTTCCTGTTGGTGTTACAATCAAAGGACATAGTTTGCGTGGAGTTAATATTACTCCTACACCGGCAACACAGAGTAACGATGCATTTTTATTAAATGGTGAAACAACTGTTGAAGATTTAACTGTAAAAGATTTTTATACAGGGTATGCATTTAGATTTGCTCCTAATTTTAATGTAACTACACGCAGTCCTTATATTAGAAATGTAAGCGTTATTACAAAAGGTTCAGTAACTTCAGCAAGTGATCCTAATGGATTTGCACAAGGCGATGCAGGCAAGGGTGCATATATCGACGGGGCAGTTGCATTATCTACATCTAATGAAGCAAGTATGTTGTTCCATAGTGTTACATTCATTACTCCTGGAGTTGATTGTATTACAATGACTAACGGTGTTAGAGTAGAATGGCTTAACAGCTTTACATACTTTGCTAACCGTGGACTTTATGCACTAGATGGTATAAGCGGATTAAAGGGAGCTGGTCAAACTTCTGTAAGAGTTAGCGGGCTGACTGGCACAATTGTTGACGGCAACACATTTACATATTATGACACAGACAATGTAACTGTATTAGCTACAGGAACTATTAATGGTGTTGACGCAGACGGCAAATTCTACGTTGATGGAAATTTATCAGATTTAGAAATTGCAGGCAACAGAGGCGGCAAAACAGTAGTACTAGCAGGTGATGCTGCATTGTCTACTACTTTTAAGAAATACGGAAGTGCTAGTTTAAGATTAGACGGAACCGGTGACTATGCAAGCGTAGTGTCTAATAATGACTTTGGATTTGGTACAGGCGATTTTACTGTAGAAGGTTATTTTAGATTTGACAGCGTAACAACTACGCAGAATTTATTTGATTTTAGAGCAGGTGCAGGTTCAAATGTTGCTCCTGTTGTTTATATTGCAGCAGGCGGCCAACTGCGTTATTATTCATACAGCGCAGATAGAATTACAGGATCTACACTAGTTGCAGATACTTGGTATCATATTGCAGTTAGTCGCAGCGGAAATTCGACAAGAATGTTTGTTAACGGAGTATTGCAAGGAAGTGCTTGGACAGTAAGTCCTGTAGACTATGGAGTTGCTAAACCTGTTGTCATTGGCGCACGTTGGGACGGAATTAATGAATTTGCAGGGTATATTGACGAAGTAAGAATTAGCAAAGACATTGCACGTTATACAGCAGCCTTTGGCGCATTGGTAGCGGCATTTACTAGCGACGCAGATACTAAATTATTGTTACATTTTGACGGTACAAATTTAAGTACTACAATAGTAGACGATACTTTAGAAACACAAGATTTAAGATTTTCAAACGGTGCTACTGCAAAGTTTGTAACTCTTGCTAACACTACAGACTTTGGTGCAGAACTAAGATCAATCGGCAGTGCATGTGTGTACGGTAATTACGGTGCATATGGAGACGGCAGCGGGGTATTAATGTACCTTGTTAGTCAAAACTTTGCATACATTGGTAACGGTAAGAATTTTGATAATGACGAATTAACTGTTATACAAGCAAACGAAGTTGTTGAACTTAATAATGCAAAAATTAGATATAGCTCAGTAGATCATCAAGGCGATTTTAGAGTCGGTGATTTATTTTATGTTGATCAGCAAACTGGAACTGTAAACTTTACAAGTGCAACTTTTAATATAGAAACTACAAGCGGTATTACAATTACTACTGGTGGCGACACTACAACTATTACCGGTGATAGAATTGATACTGGTAATTTAAGATTTAGTGGAAATACTATTGAAAGTTTAAGCGGCGATATTAATTTAGACTCGTCAAGTGGCATTGTAAAAATAACATCAACTGGTGCGCTACAACTACCTACAGGCGATACTGCAAGCCGTCCTAGTCCGCAACTAGGAATGATCCGCTATAATACTGATACAAATTTGTACGAGGGTTACGACGGAAACTGGATTGCATTAAATGGCGTTTATGATTTAGATCTTAATACATACATCACCGCTGAACTAACACCAGGTGCAAACGACGATACTATTAGATTTTACACAGACGGACAATTACGTGTAGATATCAACAGTACAAGATTAAATACTCCTAGAATTGAAGTTGATGATATCGCTATTGACGGTAACGTAATAGAAACTGTTACTACTAATACAGACTTAGTATTATCAGCTAACGGCACTGGCGCAGTAGTAATTGACGATCTTGCATTTAAAGATAGTACAATTACCAACAGAACAACAGACGGAGTGATGTACTTCCAACAACAAGGTGACGGTTATTTTAAAATTGCAGGATCTAATGGAGTAGTACTTCCTGTAGGAACAAGTGCGCAACGCCCAGGCGCAGCATTTAGAGAAACAGGTATGACTCGTTATAATACAGAACAGGGTTATTTAGAAATTTGGGACGGCAATAGTTGGGTGTCAGTTGCAGGTGCTACAGGTAGTATTACTTATAGTGCAGCAGAAGACCTTGCAATTGAATACGTACTAACATTAGGATAAGAAAATGGCAGCAACATTTAAGAACAAAGTAGTAAAAGAAGTAGGACCAATACCTATACTTGCATTAGAGACTGATGAAAATACACGCTCTACTCTAGTAGGGTTAAGTTTAGCCAATTTAGGTGATACAATAATTTACGTTAGTGTATTAGTACACGACGATACTAGTGTCGAAGGATATTTTTTAAAAGATGTAATGGTTCCTCCGAACTCGAGTTTACGTGCATTAAGTGCAGGTGAAAAATTAATTTTAGCACCAAGTAATCAATTGTTTATTGTAGCCGATCAAGATGAAGCAGTTGATGCAGTCATTAGCTACGTAGATATTGTATAAGGAAGAATAATATGTCAGCAAATTATACAGGATTTAGTCCAGATAGCATTTTAAATGCTATGCAAAATAGATTTTTTTACGGTTTACGTAGAACATCTGAAGGAGAATTATTTGTAGGTAAACTTGATCAGTTAAAGAACGAAGATAGTATCGCAGTTAACAAACCAGGTGCACCTGAAGACAGTTTTTCAAACTTTTCAGAAGGTCAAGACTTTTACGAAGGTAGAGATATTAACCACGAGTTAGTATATAATAATTTATCATACGAACAATTTCGATGGGATGATCGAAATATATTTTATTATGTAAATGACGAAGGCGAATTAGTTGCAAGAATAAATCAAAAGTTTACATATGACGAAAATTCGTCATCAAGCGGACAATAAATACAGTAGATAGACTGGGAACATTATGGCAGATTTTAGATTAGATAGAATAAAATTCCGTTGGAAAAGCACTTGGACAAGCGGATCAACATATACAAAAGATGATATAGTACTGTATCAAGGCAAGGCGTTTGTATGTTTGCAAGGACATACCGCAGCAGAAAATTTCTATACAGACAAATACAGTGAAGGCGAACAAACATTTACTGTTACTGTATCTGTTGACAGTTTAAATTCTAACCCGCAAGGTCATTTTTATATCGATGGTGAAGAAAATCCTACACTATCTTTACTTCAAGGCAGAACTTACACATTTAATCAGTCAGATGTTAGCAACATTGAATTTAACAACGAAATACATCCTCTATTAATTAGCAACTTACTAAATGGAGAACTAGCAGGTGCAAGCAGATATGACGTTAATATTGCATATTTCCTTGATAGTATTGCTGTAACTTCAGATGATTACATTGCAAATTTCTTAACTGCAATTACACGTTCGATAGTTATTACTATTCCAGCTAGTGCGCCTGCGCAGCTATATTATTATAGTCCGTTGAATACAGACATGGGTGCTCCGATGCGCACTGCATACAACTCTCAATGGGAGTTAATGTTTGACGGATACGCCTGGAAGAATGAATGGACCCCTAACACGTTTTACTCAGAAGGTAACATTGTAAAATACAAAGGGTATCTATATCAGTGTGTTACTTCACACACTTCAGTAATACTAGCTAATGTTGGATTACCAAGTGATATTATAAATTGGAAAGTCTACGCTACAACATTTAATTGGTTAAACACTTGGACCACATCGACTTATTATGATTTAGGTGACGTAATTAGATATAACGGCGTAACTTATATTTGTTCCGTTAAACATACAAGTGCAGCAACAGCTGCATTAGGCCTAGAAAATGACATCACTAGTTGGAACATTGTAACACGTTCAGACAATTGGAGATACAATTGGACGGCTGATACTAGATATGTATTAGATGATATTGTTCGCTATGGCGCCACACAATATAGATGTATTGAAGGACATACTAGTGCAGCTACCGAAGAAGACGGACTAGAAGCCGATATAGCAAATTGGGAAACAGTATCTAACGGCATTGAATATAAAACTGATTGGGTACCAGGCTTTAGATACAAGTCTAATGATGTTGTCAAATATGGAGGTATGTTATGGAAAGCGTTAGAAGGACATACTTCATCAACAGATCAAGAACTACTTCGTGCAGATGCATCAAGTTGGGAAATATTTGTTCCGGGTCTTGAGTTTGATAGTATTTGGGAAGAAAATATAGAATATCAAGTAGGCGACATTGTTTTACATCGCGGATATTCATATACTGCATTACAAAATAACGCAGCATCAGTACCGAGTGTAAATGGAATATTACAAGATACAGGAGATTGGGAGTTATTAACTCAAGGATACAATCACTTAGGCGAATGGGATATTGATACTGCATACCTCACTGGCGATGTTGTAAGAAACAGCGGCTATCTATATATTGCACTGCAAGACTCAACAGGTGAATATCCAGACTCTAACATTGCAATATGGCAAGTATTAGTTACTGGATCTCAGTGGCGTGCAGAATGGGAAGACAATATAGAATACTTCTTAGGTGACATTGTTACTTATGCAAGCACTGCATACATTTGTATAGGACGACACAATTCAAGTTCTAGTGACAGTCGTCCAGATTTAGATCAATTTTTAGATGAAGCTGATTATTGGACATTATTGATTCAAGGGTCTCCGAACAATCGTTTAACTAACCAAGGTGACATAAAAGTTTATGACACTATAGATACTAGACTTGCTATTGGTAACTTTGGCGAAGCATTGACAGTATCTTCAACTACTTTACCTGACTGGATTCCGTCAGGGTTAATTAATAAAGTCTATTACGTAAGTGTAGAAGGAACTGATGTGCCAGCAGCTGGTACAACACAATCTTCACCATTTAGAACAGTAAAATATGCATGTGACTTTATTTTAGACGATTTTGAAAATCGTGCACCAGCGACAGTGTTTATTAAAACTGGTATCTATGAAGAAATATTACCAATTAGTGTCCCTGCAAACGTAGCACTAGTAGGCGACGAACTAAGAAGCACAGTTATAATGCCGCAAGCAGGCGACGAAGGCAAAGATATGTTCTATGTACGTAATGGCTCAGGCATTCGTAATATGACATTACAAGGATTATTTGGCAGTTTAGGTGCTGCAAATGAATATTTAACAAAACGCCCCGGCGGCGGAGCATTTGTAAGCCTTGATCCAGGCGCAGGCGTAGACGATGTTAGTGTTCAAATTACTACTAAATCGCCATATGTGCAAAACGTATCAACTTTTGGAACAGGTTGTACTGGCATGCACATTGACGGTGCTCTGCATAATGGCGGAAATAAATCAATTGTAGCAAACGATTTTACACAAATTATTAGTGACGGTATAGGTTACTGGGCAGAAGCCGGCGGACGATCAGAACTTGTATCTGTGTTTACATATTTTTGTCATATTGGCTATCTTG